GCTTTATATTCAGGATACAAGTATCTTTTATTAGTAGAGCCGCCAACACCGTCAAAAACTAAAATAACCCTAGTGGGTTGTAGTTGCTTTATAACAGCACCGACTGATTTTAAAAAGCCTCCTAAACCTCCTACGTGGTTTCCTGCTGGATTAACGTGATGTATTGCTACAAAGCTACGTAGAAATGTATTTAAGGAATCAACGATTAGAACGTTGCTATTTTTATGTAGATCTTCAGGCTTTTTACTCTCCATTTGTGCGAACATCTTCCTGTAGTCCATTCTTCTTTTGTTTTGCGATCGGATTAGCTAGTCTATCAGCTATCCTTTCCATTACTATTAAAATATCTCTTTCTGTAGGTACATAACTATTCATTAACTCTTGCGGAACACCGTCCCAACAGTCTTCGTAGTTCTGTACATTAAAGCCTCTATTGATACACTCGTTATAAAGGCTAACGTACCGTTCTTTTAGATAGCCTAGCTTGTCATAAAAAAACGATACGTGTCCTTTACCTAAAGTAAATTGGGGTGGAACACCCTTAAGGTTGTACTTACCTTTGGAGACAACGTTAGGAATACGTTTTATCTCTCTATGTTCTGCAATTAAATGCTTATTAGTCAACTCACGAGGTGGAACCCCGATATTAATTCTTGTCATAACATTTATTTATCTAAAGATACGATTATTCTGCTTCGGCGTCAAAAATATCTCTATTATCTTCGTCAGTTTCGATAACTACTTCAAATTCCGTAGTACCTAAGCTCTTTAACCAGTCTTTTGAATGCTCTTTCTTATAAGCATCAATAGCTTGTTTCGTATCATCGATAAATCCATGTGCAGTCATAATGATCTTTCCTGCAGAAGTAACATCATTAACGTGATTCTTATCACAGCTAATTTTAGTTCTCTTTGCAAACTCTACATCCTTTCCGTTCTTAGTAGCTTTAATCTTATTAGTACCTGAATTGGTTACATTACCAAAGGTAATAATTAAAGATGAATCAAAGTACATCGTATCACCGCCTTTATTCTTCATTTTAGGCTGTGCCATTATATTTTCAGCTTTAGCTACCCAGATTTTATTAACTGCTAGCATAGTATTAGTATAAGGCTGACTCTCTTTACGTGATAATACGATTCTTTGATTAATAAAGTTACCAAATGTCTTAGACATAGCACCTGCATTCCATTCGTTATTGTTCTTATTAGAATCAATTGATTGTTGACTTGGAATACTACCTACTGAATCCCATAAGAAAAGTAAATCGTAAGGTAATCTACCGTTCTTTTGTTCGTCAAGTAAATCGCCAATAAAAGCACCTACGTCTTCAATAGCATTTAACTTTTCTCTATCTACATATAAGAAAAATCCCTTGTAGTCTTTTACTACTCCATCATCATCAGCTACTTCTTCAAACTGTAAACCCATTTGCTTGGCATGTTCCCAGTTCCACTTCATCTCTGTAACAATAAACACAGGTAAGACGCCCATTTTCTGGGCGCTTACCGCTGCTTCTAGAAGAGCTGTTGTTTTACCTGTGTCAGAATGGCCACGTAAGAGTGTAATGTGACCTTTTGGTATACCGGGGATAGATAGACAATCTTGAAAGGCTTGTGATAAAGGAATCCATTTTTGTTCTTTCATCTTAACAGATGTACTAGATAAGTTCTTTGCTTCTTTGAAGCTATCTAGATTAAAGGTACCTTTTAAAGCACCTGCTATACTCTCATTAAGAGAAGCTTTAGTTCCTTTCGCCATGTTTCTTTATTATTTAAATAACTCGTTAAATTCATCATCGATATTTGCTTTAGGCTTAGCGTTTAAAGCAAATGAAGCTGGTTTAGTAGCTGGTGCTGGTGCTTCAGTAGCAGCATATTCTGCGCTATTCACAGTCGGAGCAGCAGGAGCAGCAGGTGCTTCAGCTTGTTCTTCTGGATGTAACCAGCTTAATAACGATTCTTTCATCTCATCGTAAGAATACTTCTTAAAGATAGAGAATACATCTGGTTGGTTATTTAACCACTTCTCAACTTCTGCTGCATCTTCTGATAAAGGAGATGTTTTAGTACGTACACGTACTTTAGATTGGTTGAAAGTAGTACCGTTAGTTTCAGGTCCTGTAGTTTCGATTGTAATATCACGGCCTTCAGTACCAGTAACCTCTGTAAAGTCTCCAATATCTGGATCGTCAGCTAAAGATAATAACTCGGCATAAATTTGCTTACCGAACTCCCATAAGCGTACACCTTTCTCTTCTTCACCTCTAACGATGACAGGAGCAAATACACGCATCTTTGGTTCTAATTTCTTAGACATTACCCAATTCTCTTTATCGCCTGTTGTAGCTAATTGCTTAGCGAATTCAACAATTGGATCTTTTTCACCAAAGTTAACTAATGAGATCATTGTACGGTTACCAATACCGTAATGTACTAATACCTCTTTAAAAGGATTTGATTTGTCCCATACTGCAGGAACAATACGAACGCTGTGTTTACCCACAGTAGGTTTCCATAAAATCAAAGACATGTCTCTCTTTTGACCGCCTGACTTTTGGTTTTGTAATGAATTAAGCTTTGACTTAATTGCACTTAGGTCCATTGCCATAACTTATTGTTTTAGTTAAAAATTTACTTTATATGGAAATATACGAAGAAAAATAGAAATAGCCAACTTAAATGTTGACTATTTTATAAATTTTTGTAGAAAGCTTTCTAAGATCTTCTCCCTGAGTGAGTAAGACTGTATTTTTATAGTTTTGCCACTCAATTCGGAAAGAAGTATCTAAAACTCCTTCGTTTAGTGATTTAATTAATAAATTTAAACTATTAATCGTATATAACGTGTTGGTTTCTTTCTTTCTATGTAATAAGATTGTATTTGGTAATACTCTAGTGGTTCTGTCTTGTACTTCGATATTATATGTACATAAAAACTCGTCAGAATCTTCAGATTCCAATACAAATATTTTTCCGTACATAATAGTATATTCGGATTTTATTGTATCTAAAACCTCTTCTAACTTGTCTTTAGGAGAAAATGTGCAAAATAACTTATTCTTCAATTGATCTTGTGTTAATTCAATAAATTCCATAATAAATAGTTGATTCTTAGTGAGAAAAATCGTAGTTAGAGCCTTTTTTAGCTTTTACCTTATATCCGTCTTCTTCTAATATGTTTTTAATATCTGATAATGTACCTTTTCCGTCTGATGCTGAATAATCGATGAGAATTGAGTCGTATACTACTAATAATACCTTACTCTGTTTATTCTTAAGGTATTCCTTTAATTTGCTTAGTTTTTTCACGTTATTTACTGTTTCTAAGCACTGAATATAGTAATTGAATAGTTTTTGAGGATTCCCGTTTTCTAATGTAATTCTCCTACCGTTTGGTAGCTCTATGAAACCGTCAGTTTTATACGTAGACCACATAGCTTCTACAGTGATTGCTACATCTCTAAAGAATTCAATATGCTTATATTCATTTTCTACTCCATTATACATCTGTCTGAAGGTAATTTTCTTAGCTTCTTGGTATTCTTCAGCTGTTAATTCGTCTTTACCGTAGTATTGTTTGCCTAGATAGTTGTGAATTGACTCATCTTGCGGAATATCTGTTTGCATTGCATTGGCAATCAACCTTAAATGATATCCATCAAAGTCAAACTCTACAAAAGCATCATTTTCCGGTATAAAAGCAGTTCTAGAACTATTATCCTTGTTAAATGCAAGGAAGTTTATGCTATTAAATGCATTAGTAGGACGTGAAGTAATGTTATATAGGTTATAACTTGAATAAACCTTAGAATTACTTATAGATCTCCCTTTCCAAGGAGTTTCAAAGTACTTATCAAAGATCTTCTCATCAATTAAGATTCCCTGCTCTTCTACCCATCTATACACTTCTACGTACTTACTCTGCCATTCAGTATTTGACTCTTTTCCAACATAGTCTCTTACTTTTTCGAACATACATTCGCACCTTTCGTAATGCTTTGAAATTGGAATATACTCGTTTACAGAAATAGAGTATTTAAACTTTTCATAGAAGTCTAAATGGACTGGGGTATAGCATTGATAGTCTTTTATTTGTCCTTCTACGTCTAATATAGTAAAGTATAAGTCAATAGAATTAGGTAAATCCAGGTAATAAGAATGCCACTTTTTATCTAACAGGTAAACTTTAGGAATAAGCTTAAGAAAATTTTCTATAGATTCTTTCTTAATAGAAAAACCTTCGGAATGATAGATTGGAATAATATACCCTTTCTGGAAATCGTTGTAGTATAAAACGCAAGGGCTAGTTAAAGCTGGATGAGTATGTTCTGATAAGGACATTAGCTCTATAAAACATTTATCTGTTTTTGGTAGCTGTGCTAATTGCTCTTCAGTCTCAACAATGAAATACATAACATTTATTTACAGTAAAATAAGGACTGATTTGTAAATTACAAACTTTTACGGTGTAATTTTCGCAAACTTAGTATAATCTCCTCCTATAAAATCTATAATACCGTTAAATCCTTTTTGTTTAGCTTCTGTTACACGTTTATTAGTATCAAAAACACCTCCTTGTATTTGATATTGAGAGATTCTCGTATCATTTAACGGACCAGTCAATTGCCAAAGCATACTAGTACTCTCATAACTCAACATAGTAGGAGATACGTTACCGTCTTGTAGCTGTGCATAATCTGATTGAGAGATTTCTATAATAAACTGAGCTCCTGTTATATTTTTAGCAAAGTATCTTGTAAAATAACCTCTAGAATAATCAGAAGGTAATGGAATAGGAAAGTATGTATCTAATTGTTCTAACTCTACGTTTGATATAGTCGTATTTTGAACAGTATTTTGAGTACTTGCTGTAATATAGGCTTTAGAAGATCTAGAGGTAACTCGAATTACTTCTACAGGAGTTAAAAGCTCGTTTGTACCTAATACAGGATTAATACCAGTAAAAGCTTTACCGTCGTAAGTTTTATAGTACCTACCGGCATAAGGTTTGTTATCAGGAGTAACAAACTCATTACCTCTAGTGTAGAGGTTTGGAATTATTCTTGTAAGTGGATAGTATTTTAACATATTAACTTAAAAATAATTTAGCTTCTTCTGCTCTTCTTGTTTTTAAACCATTTAATATCTCTCCTCCTGCTGTAATTGGGCCTGTTGCAATAAATTGTGCTATTTGAGCTGCTGGAGCATTTGCTAGAATAGCTTTCTTAATATTCCAAGTAGCTAAAGCTCCTGCACCTGCATTGTAAGCATAGCTTACTAAAGCTGCTTTCTGTCTATCGTTCAATCTATCCCAGTTATTCTGACCTATCTGATCAATAACTCCTCTTTGGAAGCGAGTTAAGTTGTATTTAAGTGTTCTTTCACCTTCTTCTCTTGTAAAGGTAGTAGTAGAAGTTACAGAAGTAATTTCTCCGCTTGCTTGAACTTTAACATCTGATCCGTAACCTCCTCTAAAACGGTTTACATCGAATTTAGCTACTGGTTCGAAGCCTTCTTTAGCAGAAATAAACTGGAATGCTATATTTATCCAGCTAGCATTTAAATTTAAAGAACTTAAATCGACAGAGGCAGGTACAGAACCGAGTTGAACTGCGGCAGGGAAAGCAGTACCTATTTTCTGTAACTCTCTTTTCGTACCGTAATTAACATCAGTTCTTAATCTAATCATCTGTCCTCTAATCTGAGTCAGCCATTGATTATTTTGAATAGTATGAGTAAGACCTACAACAACAAATCCTACTTTAGCGTTTTTAGAAGTACCTCCTTCTCCTCTTAAAGATGCTGGTAGCCTATCTTCAGGGATCGCAAAAGCATTTCCCATTACAATACCGCTTATACCGTCTATTGTAATGTTTATATTAGCAGGAATGATAGGTGCTCCTAGCGTTACTTCGTTTGTAGATTTCACTCCAGCTAAGCTATTAATATAGTAGTTTGTAGCAAAAGAGACTTTACCCTTTGATAAAGGATATCCTCCGTAATAAACACTTATAACATGTGCATTAAACTGAGTTGCTTGATCTAGGTCTTGTTCTATAATTTCACCTTTTTCTTTTTTAGTTAACTGCTGTTTTTGATTAGCTTTTGCAACAGTCGTAGCTGAATTGGTAATTCTCGGTTTATATCTATCTTCAAAATGAGTATTTAAATAACTAAAAGAAGAATGATCTGAAGAGTTTACAGCTTTTGTATCAGCTTGTCCAGAGATAGCAACTATGTTTGACATGTTAGTACTTAAGTCTGTCTGGAACTGCATTGCTCTAACTAAGCTTTGTTTACCAAAAATAGGAAGCTCTCCGTACTTAGACACATTAACGCCAGTAACTATGTTATAGTTAGAAGGCTCAGAATTATTTCTTAACATCCAGCCTTCAGTAGGAAGAGGTGGTACAAATTGATCGTCTTTTATAACAACTGTATTACTGTCATCTCTATAAGAAACTCTAAATAAGTTTAGATTACCTGTAGCTTTGTTTATTCCATCTACAATAGCATCTAAGAAGCCTTTTAAGTTGATGATATGCTCTGTATTTTGAGTTGTATATTGATTTAAAGTACTAGTTAGGAAATCAATATTTAAGAGAATATCCATTATTTTACCTTGATACTGATTTTCTGTCTTAAATCCAGGTAGGAAACTAGAAACTGCATTAATCTTTGGATTAAATATAGTGTTATCAGTACTTGAATTAGGTACTAAGTCTGGTGGAAACAATTGTAAGAAGTCTTCACGAGTACCTTCATAAGGTATCATACATACAAAAGGATCTACACTGAGATGTTGAGGCACTGTTAAGCAAAAATTTGTTTCTGGATTGAAATCGATGTACACATATGGATGTTTGTCTATGTCCTGTGTAGAATCGTAAATCAAACACATATTATTTAAGAAAGCTAACAAATATCCAAACTTAATATAAGTAGGAAAGTTGATATTACTTTCTTGATCCTGTATTGTATATCTAATACCGTATCCTTTAGCTAATTCTGTAAACTTTACAGTAGGTATTGCAAAAAGCAAGTCTGAGTTTGCCATTAAGTAGCTGTTAAAGCCTTTTAGTGCATACTGTTTTAAATTAAAGCCCTTAATGTTTGGATCTGGCTGTAAATTAAAAATACCTTCTAGAATACCGTCTCTATAAAATGCTTCTGTAAGCTTTTGTAATGATACAACAGATACTCCTTGAGAAGGATCTGTAGAAGTATTATACTGTATTTCACTTTTAACTGCTGCAAGCATTGCATGTAAAGAAGATGCAAACCTTTGCGCAGAATCTACTTGTTCATTAGCGGCATTATTATCTACTCCAGCAGTATCTCCTGTTGCGCCAGATTGTGTAGGAGTTTGAACAATAGGAGCTGCTTTTTCAGGTACTATAACTGATTCAATAAGTGCTGTATTATTAAATGTAATAGTAATATTAGCAGGTACTCGAATAGCTTGACCGTTTCTAGTGCCAGTAAAGAATATATCCTCTAAAACCCCTGTTATCTGTACTCCGTTTGATATAACTCCCCCTACTAGTTCTAAGTTAGTAACTTTAATTTTTCTACTCTGTGTAAACCATCTCTGTAAAGCATCGACAAAAACTTCTAAAGAAGGCTTTCCTTCTGCTGTAGTTATGTTTGCAATCCCTGTCGTGACTGTAGTTCCAGGAGCTGGCGTATATGTTAGTTTAAAGTCAAAGTTTTTATTGCTTTCCTGTGTTGCTCCTTGTTTTTTTACCTTAGCGCTATAGTATAGGTCTAGAGTATTAATATTGTCTTGATAAAGTACTCCGAACAGTCTAGTAAATACATCAACTCCAAGTCCTTTATCAAATTTACCTACATCTGACAATTCGTAGCGACCTCCTGTAGAGGTTTTAACTTGTAATTGATTTAATGCAGTAGTAGCTGCGTAGTTTAAAAGATTTTTAGATAAAACAAGAGACTTATTTCCGTCTGCATAAACTACCTGAAAAGTATTTCTAACGTTAGGTACCGGGTTTAAAAATAAACCTGTTCTTATAGAGTTAAGTTCGTCTATATAAGCTTTATTGTACGTCTTTCCTCCTCTTCTTGCTTTGTAGTAATAGTCTGTTACGTTATTTACTCCATCGTTATAGGAAGTACCAAGTGCATACTTAGATAATTCAACATCGGTAACATTACTAACTCCGTTATCAGAAGCAATAATTGCTTTAATGCCTTCGTTATTTGTAGCAGCGGCTACTAAAGGAGGTTTTCCATCAACAGCTCTTTGTTTATCTATCTCCTGTTGTTTCTTTATTTCTGCCTCTCTTGCTTGTTGCTCTGCAAGAGTCTCTTGTTGGCTTTTATACTCCTGGAAGATAGTATTAGGCATTTTATAAGAGAGATTAGTTCTTAGAGAGTCTATAATAGCTCCTAAACCAACTAATCTTACTGAACAATCATAACCTCCTTCTTGGTTGAAAGACCAAGTAAAGTTTGAAACAATTCCTAACATTCCATCATAGTTTCCGCTAAGGTTATAACCTTGTCGTGCTATTTGCTGCTGTATGTCTTCTTTTCTTAATCCTGGTACGAAAGGATTTATACCGTACGAGTTAGAACTAAAGGTACCGCCTGTTCCGTTTGTATTAGGATTAGTATAAAATTGAGTATGTCCCCATTCAAGTAACATTGAGTAACCTAATCTAAAATAAAGAGCTTCTATTATGTTAAGCTGGTTCATATTCCAGACTTTAAAGTTAATAGTTGCTTGCCTTAATGAACCTAATGTACCTTTTGTATCAATAGTAACAGAGGTTAAGCCAGGCATTGGTCTGTACCCCATTTCATAAGTACCTCCTAATCCGTAAGCTCCTTCTGGTCCAAGCCCTCTTCTTAACTCAATACCGTCTCCATCGGAAATAGATGTTCCTGCTTCTAGTATCCATCTTTTAGCCAAGTCTTCTGGATTAGAGTAGGATTCATCTAACTCTAACTTCTTATAAAAATTTTTTGGATCGTTTACTACCTTAACAGACGAAGTTAATTTTACCCAAGCACTCTTATTAGCTAAAAATAAAATTTCTTCCGGACTTCTTTCGGGAAAATTTCCGTATCCGGTACTATTATGGAAAGCTCTTAAGTTTAATTGAGATAAAATATACTCAGAAAAAGGAGCTCCAATAACATTCGATAATTTTTCACTAGCCATTATTCTGTAAGTTATACTCGTTTAAAACTGTTTGTAAGTCTGTAGGTATTCTTAACTGTATGCCTATAGGTACAAAAATAGAATCCCCTGGTAATGCATTAGCAGAAGCAATTACCCACCATAAGCTGGTGTCTTGATAAAAATCAAAAGCTAGCAAATCAAGTCTATCACCTGCAGTTGTAATTACATAGTAATCGTTGTTTGTAGGCTGTATTTCAGGGTAGATATTGGTTTCGTAATATTGACTACCTGTTACATTTAACTTAGTTACTGGTATTTGTTGATATCTTGATGGCATACTTTATCTTTTACTGTCCTGCTGGTGTGATAGTAGGTACGAGATTTGGATTAATAGTTCTATTAACAGTTTCTGTTGCTAAATTACGTCTTTGAGTTGCAACAGGATTAGCTGGCTGACCAGGATTTATAGTTCCAGTTCCAAATTCTTGGAGACCTATTGTCTGTCCAGATCGTCCTTCTATTCTAGAACCCTCTAAGAAGTTATATCTAGAAATAAGAGGTACGTTTCTATTATCAACAGTCTCTCTTCTTGGTAAGAAGTTCATAATAGGCTTAAACGAAACATTAACAGTTACTAAATGCGGTAACTGTGCTACATTAGGATATTCACCCTGTTGTAAGACTATTTCCCAAGGAGTATTACTATTATCTATACTAATATTTACATTTTCTATGAAACCCGGTACTCTATAAAGATAATCACCTATTGTCAATTTAACAACACTACCTCTCATTAAGTTGTAGATTGGGGAATAATCTGGATATACTTGAGATACTAAATGGTTAAGTTTTTTATATAGAGGTTTTAATTCTTCTCTAGTTTGAGGGAATATTTTGAAACTAAATCCTATAGATCTATCAAATCCTTGGTAAGTTCTAAAGGTTTCACCTCTACCTAAATACTTAAATGAGTTATATTCTGCTGTATTATTATCTGAAATATTTCCATCTAAGAATGCTCTAAAGATTAATGCAACTGCATAGTCTGGGCTATCATTAGACATACATTCAAATGCAAATTTGATAATATCTTTAGTATTGTTTTGTCCGCTAGTCTCAGCACCAGCATCCCATGGAGTTAATCCTGCAGCATTATAATAAAATAAGTTCTTTTTATTTAATAAGTCAATACCGTCTGGTTTAGATATTCTATAGTCAGTACTAATGGAAAGACCTCCCGGATTTCCTACTCCTAATCCTCCTCTACCTGTAAAAGGTTTTGCTATATTGTATGTATCGTAATCACTAGTTACTTGGTCTCCAGTTAACTGTGCTCTAAAGTCTTGAATACGTGCAACAGTCGGAACAGCAGAATTTACTGTATTCTGTTCAGCGAGTCTTTGATAAGTTAAACCTATACTAGAATATGCTACACCTGTTGTAGGATTACCTAAAGGTTGAGTAGAAACGTAAACGCCCTGTGAATTTGTTGCTCTAAAAATTCTTGTGAAGCCGAGTCCATAGTTAGATCCGGGACCGCCTGGATAATTAAATAATTGATCTTGTAACGGAGAGATACCTAATCTATCTATTAAAGCAGGATCTATTCCAAACCCGGTAACTGAATCTGGTTTTAATAAGTATGTTGTATTTCCTACCAACTTTAAAGCACGTAAAATTGCAAGTCTATTAGTAACTTCTGTATTGTTTTGAGGTGCGCCAACAATATACTGGTAGGTAGTTTTTACAGATTCATAAATTGTAGGTCCTACTCCGTGTCTATTAAAGTGAGCTCCAGTACCGCTTGCATTAACTTGTGCTAATGTATTAGCAGGATCATAAACCTGCGTAACAGGTATAACAGCATTATTTAAAGATAATCCTGCAAACTGTAAAGAGTTAGGTACTTGAGTTCTTGGATTGGTAAGTTGTAGATTTTTTTGCTTTGTAATAAAAGTCTCTCCTTGAGGTGAAGAAGCAAAGAACTTTTTTATACGGTCTAGATCAATAACCGCTGCATTAGTTGTATAAGTTCCATTAACTAAAGAAGTGATAGCACCTCCTCTAATAGGATAGTCTAGAGCAGTTCTATTTGCTTCGTAGAATTGCTTAGCAAGCGGTGTAGCACTTGGTCCGTCAATAGGAAATTGCTCAAAAGGCTGACCGCTGTCTCCGCCTCCTGGTTGATCCATTCCAAATCTCAGGCTAGTTAAGTTTGTTCTAAAGTTAATTAATGGCATTTTATCTTTTGTTTGCAGCTTGCATATAATCTAAATATGTTGGCTGTGGTTTAGCTTCGTATGTAACATCTATTGGATTCTGTCTAGGAGGTATAGCAGGAGATACAATAGCGGTAGCTTGTCCTCTTATTGAAGCACCTACATTAGAAGGGGTACCTTCAAATTGTCCTGAAGGGTTAGTTCCGCCTTGCTTACTTAGCTGCGATTTTTTTATTTGGTTTAATACAGACATAGTTTTTATTTAATATTGTTACCTATTCCTGCTGTTTTTATCGTTTCTCTTGCGTTATACTTAGTAAGAACCTGACCATCAAGTTGAGTAACGTGGTGGAAAGTAAATACAGGTGCTGTTTGTCCTGTACTTGCTGCTTGAGCATTTTGTGCATTCACTGTCGCAGTTACTGGATTAATAGGAGGTGTCATTGGTGCTCCTGTTTCTCCTCCAGTTCCTACAGAAGGTGGATTCGATTGTGTACCGTTTCCGAGACCTAGCAAATAATTATATAACAATCCTCCTGCTATCACTCCTCCAATTGCAGATGCCGGACCTCCTAATGCCATTCCTGCAATAAAGCTTGCAACAGCTCTACCTGCTGATACTGCTAAAAAAGCTTTTGCTGCTACCATAGCTACGTTAAGGTAGTCAGGTAGTTTTAGTATAATAGAAGCTATAGAATTAAACACACCTCTTAGCTTTTCAACAAGTGCATTTATTCTTTTACCGTCGCTTACAAAATCTGCAAACTTATTTACTAGTATTCCCAATTCTCCTTCTAATAATCTACCTAAAGTATCCTGTAACTTCTCTACTGCAGATTGAAACTTCTCTTGAATGGCAGCTCTTCTTAAATCTATTTGCTCTTGTTCTGATAATTGCTCTTTTATTAGTTTTTGTCCTTCTACAGTCTTCATTAATTCACCGTATCTTTCTTGTAAAGACTGTCCTTGCTTTGCTCCTAGAACGTCAGCTTGTTTTTGTAATAATAACTGCTTTGATAACTCTTCTACAGAAAGACCAATAGCTGCTGCTTCTGCTTTTCTAGCAATAACGTTTTGCTTCATGAAAGAATCATAAGTAACTTGTTGACTACTTAATTCTTCCATTAATTCAGCAGTCTTACCGCTCAAAGCAAGCTCTCTTGCTCTTGTCAAGTTAATATCCCTACCTGTCAGTAGTTGAGCTTCAAACTCCTTACTTATACTAGATTCAAAATCTAATAAAGATTCCCCTTGTTTATTTATAGTATCTAATGTGGTACCTAGCTTAGTAGCTCTTACAATTGCATTACCTAAAGCTTCTACATTACCTTGAAAGTTAATTAATACAGCACTACTAGTTTTACTAATACCGTCAAGGATTTGTCTTTGAGTTAAAAGTAATTTGTTTCTAGTACCTTCTATCTTTCTACTTGCCTCTAATGTAGTAAATGTTTGTTCTAAAGTCTTTCCTGAAAGAGCAGACTGCAAAGCAAGTGCACTCATGTTTTCTGCTGAAGCACCTGTTCTTTTTTGTATTAGTGTAGCAATCTCCGCGAACTCTTGAGTATCTGATACTAAGTAGCCTACACTGTTAGTTATCTCAGTAAAGGTTTTGGCAACTTCAGAAGCTCTTAATCCAAAGTTTCTACTGTTGTTAGCTATGTCTACAAAGCTACTCTGTAATTGCTCTGCTTCTTGTACAGTAGTTCCAAGATTCTTAGCAAGATCAAAAGTCTTTTGATTAAACTGTATAATAAGGTCAACAATCTTCTTTATGATTGCAAATAGACCTGCTATTATTGTTGTAGGATCTATTAAAGATCTACCGATACTTTTAAATGCTTCTTTTAGTCCTGCACCTAAAGCTGCCCACTTACTACCTGTTTCTTCTGCTGTCTTATTTATCTTATCTAAAACGTCTTTAGAATCTATTAATTTACCTAGTACTGGTATTTTAGAAATACCTTCAAAGAGCTTACCTATATTACCAGCTGCTCTTTCTCTTCTCTTAGCTTTATCAAGTAATTGTTCTTCAATCTTAACCTGTCTTTCTAAGTCAGCTATAATTTCATCTACTAATTCTCGACGTTTATCTGTAATTGTAAGCCCTTGTCTTTCTAATTGGCTAAGAGAGTTCTCAATATTTACCTGACGAGATTTAGTCTCGTTAATCTTCTGTTGGATCTTACTAGAACTTTCGTAAGTACTTTTCGTATCATTTGCTAATTTACGGGTTTTATCTAAAGAAGTAACTCCTTTTCGTAATTCAGAAGCAAGTCCTCTTATAGTCTCTTTTGAAG